GCGAGGAGTGCGACAAGGAGATTGAGACAGATGACTGCTGGCGAGCCTAGCGCACACACAATCCATTCAGACGAGGCCGGAAACTCGATCTATCTGGAAGAACACACAGGCTGCTGCGATCACGCCTGCGATGACGAGTGCGACTGCCGCCGGATTGACTTTATGCTGGACAAGGCGGCGATTGCCGAATACGCAGAGTGGCTATTCGGCGCGTCACTTCCGCTTACGGTCGAGCGGCGGCAGCAGAAGTGGAGAGAGGATACGCAAATGTTCTCCGTTGCGCGAGACTGTAATGGCTGGATGCGCTACAAGTTTGACGCAGAAACGGAAACACTTGCGAACATAAAGATACTGCTGGTAAGCGCGGAGCCGAATCCAGACGACCCATTTGACAACGGTAGTATCCTGTATAGAACAGCCGGACAAACGCTTAGGACTCTGGCTCACGAGTTTCAGCACATAAGGCAACTGCTGGACTTCGGCCCGGTCGAACTACATAAGCAATACAAAACCGACCGGGATGTGTTTGAGGATGACGCAAAAGAAGCAGAGAAGCATTGGCTCAGTATGGGACACCTACTGAAGCCGCGAAAAAGAAGTGAAGTCAGTTGGACTCACGCCTACTAGAAAGGACAGAAATGAGCATCGAGACGGTAGAATCAACGCTTGATCTGACATCGCTCGCTGACGGGCTTGACATCGCAGCCGCCAACGAGACCCCTGTAATGATTGTCTATGAAAAAACAGACGAACCGGCGCAGCATCGGCTTGTGTCTCCCTCAGAAGTGTGGGAAGCGAAGGATTCCTCGCTGATTCTTAGCGCCTACGACCACGGACGAGAGGAACCCCGCTCGTTCCGGCTTGACCGCATCGAGCGCATCTACGACGCGCCAGATGTGGATTACATCGCAATCGAAAGGAAGGACGGCTAATGGCATACACAACCAGAGAAGCGATAGAGGAAATCTACAACTTCTACGAGCCTGATGCGGGCAGTGGTGTGCCGCACGGAGCGCCCGAAGATTTTGTGGATTGGGCGACCCGGAACGGCTATGTGCTGGACAGAAAGATTGTCGATCTGTTCGGTGCCTGTGCCGAAGGCGTGTTTGACTCGCTGGAAGATTTTGCCGACGCGGTATTTCCCGGTGTCACTTGGCAAGTTCTAGTCGAAGAAGGCTATTGGCAGGGTGACTATTCCGATATGGTGTTCGGCCCCGGCGACAAGGTGTTTGGCTGATGAAGGCACTGCTGACAACACTAGCAGCCGGTCTTGTCGTGACGGCGCTTGCGTTCCCTTCGCTGGCGCTGGCCGATCAGGACTCGGATGGCATCGAGGACGCAGACGACCGCTGTGTGTTGGTCGCGGGCGACGAAGAACATCTCGGCTGTCCGTTCCCTGTGCGCGTCGGATCGAAGATCACCCGACCGCCAAAGCGCGTGTCTGATACGATCAAGGGTTGGCGCCCGTGGTCAGAGCCGACACCTTCGCAAGTGATTGCGATTGCGGCCTCAGAGCAGAAGCGTTGGGGCGGGCCTAGCATCGTCGGGCTGCTGACTTGCGAATCGACGCTGAATTGGGCGGCGACGAACGGGCAGTATCAGGGCTTGGCGCAGTTCGGCCCGATCTGGCACTCGATGTGGCCGGGAACGCCGAGAGGCGTTCGCTTTGTCGAGACCCGCACAAAGGTCAAGCCTGTCCAGCGGCATACTCTCTGGTCAGACGGGCGCTGGACGCACAAGCGCATCGGCAAGGTAAAGCAGCGCCAGAAGATTACCCGTGCTGGGCGACTGCCGAGAAACGCTACCCCGTTTCACGGATACGCGGCTATCAGAGTGACGCAGCGTGCCTTCGCAGGTGTCGGGCCGACTACGAGTTGGGCTTGCGGAATCTAGGTCAGAAGGAGGGCTAACTCTACGACCACGATAAATCCAACCCACGCAAGAGGAAGGCACGGTATCGTCACTGCGGATCGTCCTCTCCCTGTCGGACTCTCCACTGATGCTCCGCGTGGAACATACCCGGCAGACCCATCATTCCAGCCGCTAGCACTAGGGCTTGGAGTGAGGGAGGCGGAGAAATCACGATCTCGTGAACGGCGAATCCTAGACCCCCGAAAAACAGAACTATGTCTCGTATAGATGTCCACACCTAAACACCCACGATACAGGAAGGCTTGACCCTTGACTACAAACCGCATTATGACTGACAATCCAGCAAACATAGACGGCGAACCCGCCGAAGTTCAGGCGCTAATCGCAAAGCAGTTGGCAGAGTTGGCAGACGAGTTGGATGCCTACATCGAGACTGCCGTGGTTCAGTTGTCGAACTCGGAACGGACTCGCATCTTGGACGAGCAGCCGAAACTGACGCCCGAAGAACTAGCAGACGCCTACGACGAGAGCGCTTACGCAGGTAAGATCGCCCGACTTGACGGGGCTGCTAAGGTGTTTCTTAGGCTGGCAAACGAGGTAGCAAAGGAGGAACGCTGATGGGGCCGGATTGGTATTTCGCAGCATCCGAACGGGCCGAGGAGAACCACGACCCGGAGGACTACGACGGACGGGAGTGGGACGAACTCACTGACGAGGAAAAGGACGCGGCTACGATGGACGGAATCACGGACTTCGCAGACGCGATTGAGTAGGGCTTTTACCCCGAAAAAGGGGTTATAAGGGTCAGAGAAGATTTGGCTCTAAAAGCCACTCTCCGGGTTATGACACACGGGGGGTCTATATAGACCCCCTGTGTCATAAAATCCCGGTCGATTTTCGGACGCAAAACAAACAAAACAAGGAGATTTTTATGGACGAGAAGTGGGCCACAGAGAAGTATGCGAAGTCGGGCGAGGTTGTCAAGTGGCTGCTTGGCGCGTGCCCCGGCGGGCTGAACGAGATCAGGTCTGCGATTCGATACAGCGAGCGCTGGCAGCGGCGCTGGCAGGAGTGGCAGGCCGACCCGAACATCCGAGTCGATGTCGAGACCACGCTGGATTCTTTCCTGTGTGTAGTCGGGATGCCGCTGTCGATGGCGCCCGATCACATCTTCGGAGACCCGCACGCAAAGAAGTATCGGCAGGGCAAGAAGGGCGCGTCGAAAAAGACTCGCGCCGAGGCTGTGCGTTTCGCAGCCGAGAACGGGACGACGGCAGCCGCCAAGAAGTATGGCGTGACTCCGGCGGCTGTGCGGCACTGGATACGCGCCTACAAGAAGGAGCGCGGCGAAAGCACCGCTCGCGCATCGCGCCCTGCCGTGGATGCGGCTGCTAAGATGCGACTCGCAAACCCGAAGATGACCTATGCTGAGATTTCGAGGCAGACCGGCGTTCCCCGCACTACTATCCGTAGGCGGGTTGCTAAGATGTCTGAGTCAGGCAAAGGTGTATCGTAAAGCCATCTGGCCGAGGATGTTGGTCGTTGGCGAGGACGGTTGCGCAGCCTAGTGCTGTGGTGCCGTGTGTAAGCCGGATATTTTCTGAAAGGAGTCAAGATGGCGAATCCAAAGGTTGATCGAGCAATCGAGTTGCTTATTAGTGGGGCAGAGAAAACTGTCACCGCAGCGGCACGCGCAGCAGGAGCACCGAGGACTTCGGTGCAGTCCCGCTGGCAAGAAGTGAAGGCTGGCACCGGGGCTGAGAAGCCGGAGCCGGGATTCACAAAGCACGACGACGGCAGCGCAAGTCTTGTGGCGGAGCCGGGAGTCAAGACTTCGCCAGAGGCGCTGCTCAAAAAGTTCGGGCTGGACATCGAAGACTGGAAGATCGTTCGTGTCCGAGCGAACGAGTGGGGCGACCCGCCGCAGCCGCAGTTGCGCGTCGATGTCGTTCCGACTGAGTTGCTGATTGCGCCGGTTGACCCCGACGGATGGAAAGGTCTGCCGAAGCCGAAGAAGGCGCAGAAGGCCGATCAGTCTGTCGTGATCTGCGGCGACCACCACTGCCCGCATCAGGACGAGACTCTTCACCGGCTGTTCTGCGCGTTTCTCGCAGACGAGCAGCCCGACTTGCTGGTGCTGTTGGGCGACATTGCTGACTACTCAACTGTGTCGAGGCACCGCGAGACCGAAGGCTTTCGCCAGAGCGTCGTCGAGTGCAACCGCGCCGTGTTCGATGTGCTCCGCGATTACCGCGAGGCATCCCCGGATACCCGCGTTGTGATGTTGCCGGGTAATCACGATGCGCGAGTCGAGTATTACATTCTCGATAAGGCACCGGGACTGCGTGAGATCGGCCCGGCGTTTGAGGAGCAGGTCTCGGCCTACTCTCTGCGCAGGCTGTGGCGGCTCGACGAGTTGGGCATCGATCTGGTTTCCGACCACGACTCGGACTGGGAGCGGGCTAAGTTCCCGATCACTGACGCGCTGACCGCCCGCCACGGCTACATGACTTCTAAGAACGCTGGCGAGACCATGTTGGTCAAGCATTCGCGCTCTCAGATTCAGGGGCACTCGCACAGGATGCAGTTCACCTACAAGACGAAGCACGATCCTATTGACGTTCGGCTGGCTGTGCAGGCCGGAACGATGGCAAAGATCGAGGACGGTCTTGGCTATTCGTCCGAACCAGACTGGCAGCAGGGCTTTGTCTATGGGCACACTTGGGGCAAGAAGGACTTTGCGCTCGCGCCCGCGATCTATGTGAAGGGACGGCTGCTGCTTCCAGATGGCCGTCGATACGAATGACGACTGTGGAACTTACTGACACACAGTTGGAAATGCTCAAAGAGTGTTTGGTTGCGGCATCGCGGTCTAACCCGGCGCTGTATCCGACAGTCGAACTACTGATCTCGGTAATCTTGGAGGCAGAGCAAAATGGAAAAGGCTGATCTGAAGAAACTGGTAGGCGGCGTGATTACCCGCGCTGATACCGGCCCGGACGGCGGGCTGGTGCTGTCGATCTCGCACGATGCAGGCCACTATGTCGTCGAGGCAAGGGCTTGTCAGTGTGGGAAGCCTTGCGATCTGACGCACATCGAGATCACGAAGATTAGCGGCTATGGGCAGTAAGGAAACCAGAGTGCTCCGAATCTGCCGCAGTTGTCAGTTGGTCTGTCACGAACGCCTGTGCGCCTGTGGGGCTGTCCCTGAGCACTACTACGCACTGGCCGAGTTGCCGCCGACGATAGCCGAGCAACTTCGAGCCGACACGCTGACCGTCAACACGCCGGACGGCGCTAAGAAAGTCGGAGAGTAGTGCCCGCGTATCTGAAACGGGACGCCGAAAAGGGCGTGCTCTACATTGTCCTCGGCGGCATGAAAGGCCCAGAGTTCTCCGACGCGCTGGCTCGCGTCAAGTCAGTTCCCGGTCGGCGCTACGACCCTGTTGAGAAGCGATGGGAGTTGCCGGACGACGCGGCTACCGCTCTCCGAGTGATGCAGATGCTTGAGCCGGTTGCCGACAGCGATGTGCAGCAGGCCGTTCGAGCGCACACTGCCGAGATTGCTGAGAGCCTTGTCACCGCACTGCCGGAAGATGCGAAGTTGCAGTTGCCGTGGGCAGAGAAGTTGCGTCCGTATCAGCGGGCCGCTGTCGATTTTATTGTCGAGCATCCGAAGACGCTGCTGGCCGACGAGATGGGAACCGGCAAGACGCTGCAATCGCTGGCGACCGTCGAGGAATGGAAGATTAGAAACAATGTTGATCAGAATACTCATCAATTGATTGTCTGCCCGAAGTCGTTGCGCGGCACTTGGCAGAACGAGATCGAGAAGTGGCTTGGCAATCAGCCGGTCGCGGTGATCGACGGGCGCAACCCGGCAGCGCGGCTGAAGCAGTTGGCCGAGACCGAAGACACCGGCGGCTTTGTGATTGTCAACTGGGAATCGGCGTGGCGCGACCCGCTGCACAAAGAGTTGGCAAAGCGCGACTGGACTGCCGTGATTGCAGACGAAGCGCACAGGGCCAAGAACCGCAAGGCAAAGCAGACGAAGGGCTTGTGGAAGTTCACGGCTCCGTTGCAGATTGCGCTGACAGGAACGCCGATTATGAACTCCCCGGACGAGTTGTGGGCGATTCTGAAATGGCTGCGGCCGGAGCAATACACTGGCTTTTGGCCGTTCCACTATTCCTATGTGGACGAATACAACACGCGCTACGGAACCGTGATGACCGGCGTTCGCAATGCCGATCAGTTGCGTTTCGAGTTGTCTGACAAGATGGTGCGCCGGACGAAGAAGGATGTTCTCACCGAACTTCCTGAGAAAACTCGTCAGGTTATCCCCGTCGAACTCGACCCTAAGCAAAGGAAACTTTACCGCGAAGTGGAGGAAGCACTATTTCTGGACATCGCGCAGTTCGTGGAAGACCACGACGATCTCGACGCAGACGCCCTTGCAGGTATGCCTTTATCGAAACTCGAAGGACTGGTTCCGAACGCGGGCGCTCGGATTGCCAAGTTGCGCCAAGTTACTTCCGCCGCGAAAGCAGCCGCCGCTGAGGAAATCATTCGAGACAACCCCGGCAAGCCGTTTGTCATCTTCACTTGGTTTGTGGACACGGCTCGAAACATGGCCGAGTCGCTGGAGAAGGGCAAGCCAGCGCAGAAAGTCGGCACGATTGCCGGTAACGACAATCCCGATCCTGTCAAGGACGGTTTCCAGAACGGCGAACTTGATCATGTCATTGCCACCATTGCGAAGGGCGGCGTCGGTTTGACACTTACGCGGGCCGACACTGCTATATTTGTGGACGAGGACTGGGTTCCGGCAATGAACGAGCAGGCCGAAGATCGGCTGCATCGCATTGGTCAGAAGCAGCCCGTTACCATTCTTGTTCTCCGCTGCCCCGGCACGGTGGACGATGGTAAAGTGGCAAAGGCAAACGACTTTAAGCGGCTAGTCACGGCCGCTGTGTTAGGAGAGCGATGACTAAACGAGTGTGGATAGAACTGAAGTGTCCGAAGTGCGAAAAGAAGTGGGAAATTATGTCGGCTGATTCCGAAGGTCTGCGTGCCGTCGATACGGAGCAGCGCGAGTGCTCGAACTGCCGCGTTCGAGGCGTCCGCACAGGCGCGGTGATCAGGTGAGCGTGTCTCTGCCAGAACTGCTGCTGCACCAGTTGAGCGAAGCCGAGAAGTATCTCGCGGCTGCTCGTGAGACTGCGTTTGACGGGCTGAACGAAGAGCATCCTGAGAAGCCGCTGCTGGAACGCGCCGCTCAGAACTGTGACGAGTGCGTAAGGCTGATTGGCGAGGTCACGACAAAGGTAAGGACACTTGTAAATGAGTGAGCGAATCGACAGTCGAGCACGCCGCCTTGTCAGTCTCAAAGACGAGAAGAATCGTCTGGAGAAGGACGCCGAGCGGGCCGCTCGCGCATACTCGGAAGAAGAGCAGGCTTTCTGGATGGAGTTGTCCGACGAACTTGGCGACATCAAGACCGTCACCCTTGACTTGGGGGAAGGCTACGGAACCGTTCAGTTGCAGCGCCGCGAGACTATCACCGCCCGCATTGTGGATAAGGAGGCGGCGGTCGAATCGCTCGAAGCCGCAGGGCTTGGGCAAGGTATGCTGGGCGTTCCCGAAATTCGAAAGCGTGCGCTAAACGAAGAAGTCCGAGACCGACTGCAACGAGGAGAAGCGTTGCCGGACGGCGTGGACTTTAACGCACGGCGTTACATAACCGTCACAAGAAAGGGCGACTAATGCAGTTTGGATCAAACGGAGAGCCAATCTTCGAAGAGCATGATGACAGCGTTTATGACTACGAGCAAGAAGTTGAGCCGTTCGAAAAGAGACATCCGGCGGCGTTGCTAGTCTTGGGTCTGTTGGTCAGCGTTGTGATTCTGGCAGCCGCGTCACTGAGTATGTGGATCGGCGTCGATCTCATTGCAGGCCACGACATAAGTTTCCGCGAAGCAGTCGGAGGCGGCTGGATTATCACCGCCATCGGAGGCTACGCAGGAGTCAAAGCCCAGTCTGCTTGACAGGGCTAGTATCATCGAAAATACACGCAAAGCGAGAAAGCGAGAACGCACATGAGTAAAGAAGTCAGCACCACCACAAAGACCAGCACCGACCTAGCCAAGCGCGACGAAGAACTTGCCGCAGGCGCACTGGCCGGTATCCACAAGGAAGACCTACAACTTCCAGTAATCAAGGTCACGCAGCAGTTGAGCCGCGAGGTCACGGACGGAGATGCAGAGTCCGGCCACTTCGTCAACACGCTCACCGGCGAAGACCTCGGTTCTGAGATCGAGTTGGTTGTCTGCCACTACTTCCGAGGCCGTTTCTTCGCTCCCCGTGAGGGCGAGTTTGAGGGACGCACCTTTGTTGCAGGCGGCGACACCGCACCGTCCACTTGGCCCGCGCAGTATGCCGGTCAGAAGTTCGTGGACATCCCCGACGCTGAGGAGTCCTACCGCGAGCGTGTCAACGCTGGCGAGATCGAGTGGGGCCGTGGCCCGTCGATCACGACGACTCACAACTACATCGGATTCCTTCTGGACGACCCCGGTATCCCGGTTCGTGTCTCTCTGATGCGCACTTCGGCACCGGCTGCCCGCAAGATCAACACACTGATCTCGTTTGGCAACAGGTCTCCGTGGAACGCCGCAATCAAGTTGGAGGCTGAACTCCGACAGGATAAGCAGCAGCGGCCCTTCTATGTAGTCAAGGCAACGCAGGGTCGTCAGACCACTGCCGAGGAAATCTCTCAGGCCCAGACTCTCGCGCTCGAAGCGCAGAGCGCGGCCTTCCAACTGACCGGCGACGAGCAGTTGGCTGAGGGCAAGTCCGACAAGCCGAAGACTCCAGCCGGAGGCATCGAGGTTTAAGCAGGAACAAATGTGGGTCTCCGAGGCGCTGGCATCGCGTCTCCTGCGTAGGACTCGGAGCGGCTAGTCGGGTGGGTGTCTAGCCATTTTCTTTAACGGAGAGGAAGGATGCAATGGAAGAACCAGCGTTTCTAAGCGAAGAACTCGATCTTGACGAAAATGACAGGATCGGCGCAGCGCATACCGCTATGACAACTGGTGTGCCGAGCAAGAATGATCTGCTCGAAACGATTAGACGAGAAGGACAGGTCGAGGGCGTGCTGGAGTCAGCGCTGCTGCTGCCTCTGCGCGATTACCGCGACATTGAGGAAGCGTGGAAAGCCGCGCCAAAGCCGAAGTTGCCGAAGATTCGAAGGAGGAAGTGATGGCAGTAAAGCCAAAGTTGCCGAAGTTTGACCCCGCAACGCTTGTAGGATTTCACAGCCTGTTTGCCGGGCGCCAAGATGCGATGGGCACTGGCGCTGGCCCGGTCGAGCGGCACAAGGTCACGCAGCAGCACTACAACCAGCACCTTCACGGAGACAGCACGGGCATTGGCATTTTCCCGATGTTGGACACGGATGAAGTGAACTTTGCAGCGATTGACTTGGACGAGCCAAACTTTGAGTTGGCCCGGACGATGCAGAAGTTGATTCCCGGCGAGTCGTTCATCGAGCGGTCTCGCTCTGGCAACGCGCACATCTGGGTCTTCTTTACGACCGCTGCTCCGGCGTGGGCAGTGCGGGCCGTGCTGAAAGGCGCAACCGAGGCCGTCGGTCGGCGCGATGTTGAGATTTTCCCGAAGCAGGACTCGCTCCGCGAAGGCATGGTTGGCAACTACATTAACCTGCCTTATCACGGCCTTGCTCGGCCCATCCTCGATAGCGACGACAATGTGATGGCTGTTGAGGACTTTGTGCAGGCTGCGACTGAGGCCCGGCAAGACCCCGATGGTTGGGTAAGGCGAGCACGGGCGCTTGGCGCAGTCCCGCCGCAAGATCGAGTCAAGTCGTCCGAGTTTGGCGAGTCTCCCGTGCTGCACTCTTGCGCTGAACACATCATCAAGAACCGCGAGACGAACCCGCTAACGCCCGGACACAGAGCCGTCGTGTTGTTTAACCTTGCACGGCAGTTGCTCAACTACCGGGATATGACCGTGGACGAGGCTCGGCATTGGGTGCACGAAGTCAACAAGTGCGGTCAGAAGCCGATGACCGACAACGAAGTTGACCGTCAGTTTGAGAACGCGCTGGCTGGCAAATACACTTCGACCGGCTGCGATGACCCGGTGATGGCTCCGTATGTTTCCCCGGAGTGCCCGATTGCGAGTGGTCATGTCGGACGATAGACCATATGTTCGCCCGCTACTGACACTCAGCGAAGCGCTGCACATTGTCGCAATTTGCAGAGTTTATGCGATGCAGGATGCTGTAGTGCAGGCCGGAGCAACGGAGTTGTTGGCAGCCGCCGACGAGATCATTGACGAGTTCCCCGAAGAGGCAGATCGGGTCACTCGTGAAATTTTGGCACGGGCCGAACTTGGTAAGATCGATCTCGATGACTGATCTGAGCAAGGAGACCACGGACTACGGCGAGTTCCTAGCGGGACTAGAATCCGACGAGGCGCGTCAGCGAGCGATGCAGCAGTTGAAGCAACTGGTGCTGGCGCAACTGCCCGACAAAGATGTTGGCAAGCCGCCGATCTCGACGCTTGGCGAATATCTCGATACCGAAATCGAGTTGCCGCCGATGCTGGTCGAGCCGGGGCTTGTAGCACGCGGAGCGATTAGCGCAATGATTGCGCGAGGCGGTAAAGGTAAGACCGCCGTATCGCTCAACCGGCTGGTGCGCTGGTCGATGGGCAAGCCGCTCGTTGACGAGTTGCCTGACTTGATGAAGCCGGTTGGGGCGCTCAAAGTGCTGATCATCGAGAACGAAGGTGCGCCCGGCCACTTCCAGACCGTGCTGCGCACGATCTTGATGGAGAACGACTTTACCGAAGACGAGATTGCCCTAGCGCGTGAGAATGTCACGATTTGGGGCGACGGCGGATGGTCAGGTCTGAAGTTGGACGACCCTGAGAACATCGCGCTGGTTGATCGAGCAGTGGGCGAGACCGACTGCGACATCGTGTTCATCGAGCCGTTCCGAGGACTGTGGCGCGGCGACGAGAACTCTTCGACCGAGATGGCAAATGTTCTGGACGCGATCTCTGACATTGCGAACCGGCACGACTGCGCTGCTTTGTTGACACACCATGAGAACAAGTCGGGCGGCAATGAGAATACCGATCCGATGTCGGCAGCGCGAGGTTCGTCCGTGATGGAAGCCGTAGCCGCTGTCATGGAGCGTTGGTCTCCTGTCAAGGGGGGTCGGCAGCGCGAACTCAGTTGGATCAAGGCTCGATTCGCAGAAGCGCCCGCCCCTGTGCGGCTGGAGTTCGACCGCGAGAAGTGGTCTTACCGTCACGTCGCAGAGGAAGAGGGCGAGCGCGAAGTGCTTGGTCTGCTGTCTCAGTTCCCCGGTCAGTACATGACACTTGCCGAGATGAAGGATGAACTTGGCGAGTCGTATCAGAAGGTGCGCAAGTGGTCTAACGCGCTGGCTGAAGAGGGCAAGATTAAGAAGCGTTCGGACGCGGGTCAGATGCACTACTGCTATCTTGGCAGTGACGGCTCGGACGACGAAACTTCGCCACTGGCGATTACATAGGAGATCAGATGAAGATTTACATTGCAGGGCCAATGAGCGGAATCCCGCAGTTCAACATCCCCGCGTTTGACGACGCGGCAAAGCGGCTGCGCGAGGCTGGCTACGACGCAGTTAGCCCGGCCGAGTTGGACGACCCGGAAACCCGCGCTGCGGCGCTGGCAAGCGATGACGGGCACATCGAAGGCTCGCTTAACGGCGAGACTTGGGGCGACTTCCTTGCCCGCGATGTGAAGTTGGTTGCTGACGAGATCGACGCTATTGCGCTGCTACCGGGCTGGGAAGGCTCTCGCGGTGCGCAGTTGGAGTTGCATGTCGCAAGCCTGTGCAATCTGCCAATCTACCGCTACGATAACGGCAAACTGGCTGAGTTGAACGAGGAAGAGCGCGTTACTTCTGAGACCGGCGGGCAGAAGGGTCGCAAGCCCGCTCGGATGGACTTGATTCCGCCCGGCCCGCTGCTGGAATTGTCGAAGGTCTATGGCTTCGGCGCGACGAAGTACGATGATCATAACTACATTAAGGGCTACGACTGGTCGCTGTCTTACGGCGCGATGCAGAGGCATCTTATGGCTTGGGCTGGCGGCGAGGACATTGATCCTGAGTCCGGCCGGATGCACTTGGCCCACGCCGCTTGGCACTGCTTCTGCCTGATGGTCTTTGCGCAGGAGGGACTTGGAAACGACGACCGAGTGTTTCACGCAATCGAAGGAGCGCGTAATGGGAGCCGCTGAGTGGCTTGCCGCCGGAGCGCTGTCGCTTTTGATTGCGCTTTGGCTGCTGGCAATCGCTATCGAGTCTTGGAGGCCGAGATGATTGAGTTTGACGTAGAAACGACGAGCCTCCAACTACACGGTGCGGTCCCGGCAGACCTTTTCCTTGTCCAGTTTCACGACAACAAAGAGACGGCCGTGCTGAAGCATCCTGACGACCGCGAGAAGATTCAGGAATGGCTTGACCGGGACGACCAGTTTCGGGCTTGGAATACCAAGTTCGACTTGCACGCGCTGAAGCAGGCAGGCTACACGCTGCCGGACGAGTCGCGCTGGCACGACGGCATGGTAGCGGCGCACATTATTGACGAGCGTTCTTCTGTGGCTCTGCAGGCTCGCGGCAACCGGCTGTTTGGCGAAGAGATTGCGAAGGCTTCGACCGAGGACGATCTCAAAGAGTGGCTTAAGAAAGAAAACGCCCGCCGCCGTAAGCAGTCCAAAGAGGACGGCACGGAGTACGTCGAGGCTAACTACTCGGACGTGCCGGACGAGATCATGTTTCCGTATGCGGCCCACGATGTCGAACTGACCCGCGAGATTGGGGAAGTGTACGACGGGCAGTTGGAGACGAACGAGGATTTGGCGCAGGTCTATGACTTGGAGCGCCGCGTGCTCCGCGCTCTGTTCGCTATGGAGTCTCGCGGTATTCCGATGGATCGGTCGGCTCTGGCTACGATGGAGGCCGCGATCTTGCCGCAGTTGGACGCGCTCGAAAGCCGCTGTCGGGAGATTGCCGACTTCGACGCTTTCAACCCGCGTTCTTACAAACACATATCAGAAGCGCTTGACCGGCAAGAGGCCGACACGCGGTTTATGACCCGCGATGCGACGACGCGCATACTGAAGACCGATCAGGAGAACTTGGAAGCGTGCGATCACCCGCTGGCCGAGGCGATCTTGGAGTATCGAGGCACGCACAAGATGTACGCGATGCTGCGCGGCATCCTGCACACCGGCTCGAACGACGGCAAGTTTCCCAGTGCCTATCTTGACCAAACTGATCGACTTCATCCGAATTTCCGGCAGGTAGGAGCGCGCACCGGCCGTATGTCCTGCGCTAACCCTAACTTCCAGCAGATTCCCCGCGACGACTTGCGGCTGCGCTACGCAGTCTGCGCCGACCCCGGCAAGAAGTTGGTTGCGTGCGACTTGGACTCTATTGAGATGCGGCTACTGGCTGCGTTTGCAGGCGATGGTGCTTTGCTCGACGCTATCAAGAACGGCAAGGACATCCACGAGATGACCGCCGAGCGCGTCGGACTACTCGGCCGGGCAAGGACGACCGGCGCCGCCGAGTCACCCCGCGATCAGGGAAAGCGGATGAACTACTTGATTATTTATGGCGGAGGCACACGCGCTATCCGAAAGTGGTTCGGGATGTCGCAAAACGACGCCCGTGCAACTTTGCAGCGGATGCACAGAGCATACCCGGAAGTCGGCGCTTTGCAGGGGCGCATCGAGCACGCGCTCGAAGATCGCGGCTATGTGAAATCGCCGCTTACCGGGCGGCATTGGCGCTTGCAGGGCAGCGGCTATCAGGCAGTGCAGAAAGAGGGCTACCGTTTCATCAACTACTTGATTCAGGGCACGGCTGCCGACATCATCAAGGTTGCGACCGCCCGCTGCCATGAGGCAGGCATCGATCTGGTGGCGATCATCCACGACGAGATTCTGGCCGAAGTGGATGCGGACAAAGCGGAGGAGGCTGCTAAGATCATTGAGCAGTCGATGACCGAGGGCTTTGAGGGCATCACCAGCAAAGTGCCGATCACGGCCGAGGCGAAGATTGTTGACCGCTGGAGTCAAGCAAAAGACCCGGACTACGTGCCGGAGTACATTAAGGAGCAGGAGTGATAAAGAAGCAGCAGGCGCCAGTCTCTAAGCGGCGCTGGATGATTATTCGCACAGAGGACGGCAAGCCGACGCTTGGCTGCCCATCTGACGGCATCTCGCTGGAAGATCGCGCTAGGCGCATCTCAGAGAGTTACGTAATTGAGACGGAAGTAGTGGCGCATCACGAGTATTACAACCTAGACGACCCCGATCAGGAGGAGGAGTAGTGCCGTACATCGATCCAGACAGAGCCAAAACCTTGCGGCCGCCCGGCTACGAGTTGGACACGGTTGAGGAATACCTAAAGCCCGGCGATGTGGCTTGGGCAATTTCTGAAGATGTGGCCGCGTACCTGCGTCAGAACGGCATCTGTTTTGAAACCCTGAACGCGATGATCGGCGTGCTGGAGAACATCAAGGCCGAGTTGCGGTTGCGCATTGTGGACGACTACGAAGGTGAGAAGTTGGCCGCAGGCGGTGCTGACCCGTTCGACGGGCTGATGAACAAACTTCCATGATTTACGGGCGGCTCAATGCTATGATGATTGGGCTGTACGAAGGAAATTCATTCCCTTCCTTTCTGTTGTTGTCACTGGTGCCCGGCGAGACTGTCCCTCGCCGGGCACTTTCGCTATAATCACTTCTAATGAAGATCGTCGCAATAGACCCCGGTGAGTCACTTGGCTACGCCATCGGAACCCCGGAGTGGGAGATGGCAGGGACTTCTGAGTTGTGGGACTTCATTCATGCGCTTGGCCGCGCTCTCGGCGTCACTGAGGCTGAGGTTGCCGACCAAGAATTGCTCGACCGGCTTCAGGGCGTCGAGTTTGTAGTGATCGAGGATTGGCAGTTGTATCCGTGGGAGTTGGAAAACCTCGGATGGGACAAGTGCCGCACCGCTCGCGGTATCGGCGCTTTGGAGTACATCTGCCAGTCTGCGAGCATCCCTTACACGCTTCAACCCGCCGCAATCAAAGACACGGCCGTATCGGCTGGCGCTGAGGAAAACTTCCTTCGCCCCTTGCACGAAAACCGCCACGCTAACGACGCGACGATGCACCTAACCTACTACTTGTTGCAACAGCGCGTTGGCCGAGCCAAAAGTAGTAACTGAGGACGTAGCGGCCGTGCTGCGGCGCGTTGTGCGCCCGGACGATCCCGACGACGGGGAGGCTGTGCAGCGGCTTGCCGAGCGTGCCCAGACCTCGACGCGCACCGTCTATCGAGCGCTCTCTCCGCCTGACAGCGCGCCTGAGAACCCGCACACGATCTCGCTAGACCTCGCAGATCGCCTTGTATTGGCTTCTGGCAACCATCTGGCACAGGTAAACCCGCGAATGGTGCTGCGGCCGAGCGGCGAAGTGGTAAGATATAGGGACGCACTATGAAAGTAGCCAAGATAGACGCATACCCGGAGTTGAAGGATCAACTCGCAGAACTTACCGCAGACGGCGTTAGCCAAACCGAGATTGCTAAGGCTCTAGGAGTCAAGGATCGCGGCACGGTCGCGGACTGGCAGAAGCGGCCTGAAATACAGGCCCGCGTATCCGAGATCATTCGGAACCGCTGCAACACGATTACGCGCCACACAACCCGCCGCATCGAGGGCTTGCTGAACTCTGGCAAGGAGATCAGCCTTGAGAATGTCTTGAAGATTCACCGTGAGTTCGCTGGTTCAACGCTCAACATCAACCACTCTGACGCCGATGCAGGTAAGGCTATGGAAGAACTGATGATGGCAGTCCACGATGACCCCGCTCTGGCAGCGGCCGTGGACAAGTTGAAGACTGCGGATAATGACGAAGACTGACCTCGACTCTTGGAAGGCGCTTCTTGAAGTACAGCCCGGAGCGGCTGACCATGTACTGACGCAGTTGCGCAAGGCTGTCTTCGTTCCGCACGAAGGCGGGCAGCGCGATGTGATGGACTCGGACAAGCGCTTCCGCGTGCTTCGAGCCGGACGACGCTGGGGCAAGACTGAGTTGGCCGCGCACGAAGTCATCGTGGCCGCGCTGTCAAAGCCAAACCAAATGGTCTGGTGGGTAGCAAACTCTGACAAGAACGTTCGACGCGGCTACCGCAAGGTCAAATCGCAGTTGCCCCGGATGCTGCTAGCCAAAGACCCGCCATCCGACGCCGCCAACGACCGCATCCTGTCGTTTAACAACGGCTCTCAGATCGAGTTCTACACAGCCGGTACGCCGGACTCGCTGGCCGGTGAAGGTGTGGACTTTGTTGTAATGGACGAGGCCGCGCTTATTCCTGAGAATGTCTGGTTCCAACTTGTGCGCCCGACGCTTTCGGACAAGGGCGGGCGAGCGCTGATCATCTCAACCCCGCGAGGCCGCAACTGGTTCTATCAGGTGTGGCAGCGAGGACAGGACGGCCACAAGGCTTACGAGTCGTGGCACTTCCCGTCTTCCCACAATCCTCTGATCGATCTCGACGAAGTGGATGACGCAAAGGCGTCGTTGCCGGACTTGCTGTTTCAGCAGGAGTACTTGGCAAACTTTGTCGATAACGCTGCTTCGATCTTCACCCTACAGGGAGAGCGCCCCGACGGAACCGAGTGGTCTGCCGTTCGAGCAGGGCTAGTGCCGCCGCGAGGCTGGGTCACGCTGGGCATCGACTTGGCAAAGAAAGAGGACTTCACGGTGATCTCCGGCTGCAACTCTGAGACCCGCGAGCCGTGCATCCTTGAGCGCTATAACGAAGTCTCGTGGCCGATTCAAGAAGAGTACATTGTGGACATTGTGCGAGGCTTGCAGGAAGACCCGGAGGTAGAGGGTCTTACAGTCGTCGTGGACTCGACAGGTATCGGTGATGTCGTCTTCGATCACTTAGAAGATCGCGGACTCGACGTGATCCCTGTCAACTTTGCGTCAGGACACCAGAAAGAGCGCATGGTTCGCTTGCTGGCTGCTGATCTGGAGCACGGCCGGGCATTCATTACCGAGGAAGAGCGTAAAGAGTTCCAGCACTACGAGTACGAAATCACAAAGAACGGCCGCTACACCTTCTCAGCGCCGCCCGGTCAACACGACGATATGGTGGCTGCCAAGATGCTCCAGAACTGGGGCGTCGTTCACGAGGCTCCGCCCGGTGTGCAGGTGATGAACCCCGCCGACCCGGACCCCGACGATCTGGTGTGGGATGAACCCGAAGAGCCGGAGGGGCAGATCACGACTATAAAGCCGGACTCTACCCGCTCCATCGCTCTTCGAGAAGATGCGTGGTTCTAAGCCTTCTTCTTTGGCTTAGACTTCCGCTTGATCTGCTTCTTGACGGGTTTAACGTCGTGGCGGACGATCTCGCCGCCGAACAGCACGGCCAAAGCCGTACCAACAACAACAAACACCGTGTTCGAGTCGATGCCGACATCGAGCCACTGCGCAACAAACACAATCGCAGCCACTACAGCAGCGACGACCCGTGCAGGCTCGCGGCGGTAGAAGTTGCGTACAGCAGTAAATACCTTGTTCATGTTCACCCCCTTAGATTGCTAGTTTCAGAAGATGGCGCCGGTCTCCGCGATAAAAGTTCATGTCGCAGGGTCCGATACCGGGACAGGCAGGCGGGCCAGCAGGATCGCTTGGCACCCTACCGTCTGTGTACTGCCAGAATGTCGGGCCAGCCTTCCACCAGCCCGGAGGCAGCAGCGCCGGGCTGAGTTCAGTGACGTAAGCCGCCAGCCACAATGGGCAACCGAAGTCGCTGTCTGTGCGCTCGCGCAGGACGTGCCCGCCGTAAATGATCGGAGTCTGACCAGTCAAAGTCTTGTACTCGTCAACCCACGCGGCAATCCACTTTTCGTCCTTGCCCTCCGGGTGATAGACCTCGTAATCGAGCACGCCCGGCATTTCGGTACGCCGGAGAAGGCCGTGCCGCCGCGAGCCGAGATAGCCGCCCGCGTCACGCACTGTGTTGACAAAGTTGCGCGCTTCGGCCCGTGGATCGTTGTTGTCAGGCCGGGCAAAGTGGTAATAGCCAACGAGCAGACCTTCGCGCTGGGCAGCGGCACGCGCCTCAGCCAGTTTTGAGACAAGCGTAGGGTCTTCATAAGTGCGGCCTTCGGATGCCTTCAAGAAGCAGAAGTCGGCAAACTCGGCTGCCTTATCCCAGTCGATGCCGGGGTTCCACATCGAGACATCTGGGCCGGGGTTCGGAACCGTGCGACCGATGCGGCGAACCTTGCGGCGGAATCTGCGCCACGCTGCTCCGCGCTTCTTCTTCGACACAGAGTTCAACTTGGCGCGCTTCTTTGCGTAGCGCTGTGTGTCTCGATTGTCAGGCATTAGGCTGCGAAGTGGATGTGATCGTCGTGATCGGGGAACTTGGCATTGACAACGTACCCGTTCTTGACGTAGCGCGGCGCTGGGCCGAACAGTTCAAGGAAGTAGTCCGCTCCAAAGTGCTTTTCAAGATCGAGTTGGCAAGCAGCCATGTCGTCGCACACGCCGTCCACAGCGCGGCCGTGATAGTGCCAACTCGTCGGAGAGTGAACGCCGCCAGTAGTGCTCGTGATGATGAAGCCGTGCTTGCGCTGCGCGTAGCGGATGGCGCGGCGAACCTTTTTGTTAGAGACCGGCGGATAGCCGTTCCAGTCGATGCGGCGGTTGACCTCTACCCAGCGTGCCCACTTGATCTGACGCCGCTTCAGCACCTCAGTCCAGAAAGCGCGGCGACGAAGAGAGAAGTCCCGCCGGTTGCGCCAGAACAGGGTTTTGCGCTGGAATCGGGCTGCTGCCCTGACGGTCTCAGCCAGATCGGGCGAGCCGGGCTTTGTATGCTCTAGTTTCGTCACGCGGCGCTTTGCGCTCGTCCACTTGCGCCGCCACTTGACCAGACGCTTCTGCGCAAACCGCGATATGGCGGTGTAGCGGGACTGCCGACGAGCGGCTTCTTCTAGTTGCTTTTGTATGTTGGATTCAGTGCTCATGTAGTTGATGTAGATAGCATCATAGCGTACAGGGTTCCGTTAGATAGGGTCACTCCTGTCCCCGCGCCGCCTGTCTTCGTGACTTGGAACGTTAGAGACGCCGTTGGTCCCCACGGCCCGGAAGTCACGTACGGCATAATTATTGGAGTTGAAACTCCAGTTTGTGAGCCTAAGTTAGAATCGTAAGTAAACGCCGCCGCCGCTGCCGGAACTGGGGAAAGAGTCCTTCCCGTACCGGCAGATGCGAAAGAGTATGTCCATGTGTGCGTGTCGGCCCCTGTTAAGACGACGTTGCCGCTCGCAGCACCTCCTTGTGCATACGCAGTGATTCTAAACCAGATCATAAGGTCTGCAAATTGTGTTTTAAGTGGGTCTGTTGAACGACCAGACGGAATAGGAATGTCGATGACCCACGTGTGAGACGTAGTATTAGAGACAACACTCGGCTGATCCCAGCGAAAACTGGGAATTTGTATCAGTTGTTTTCCCTGCTCTAACTGTTTTACGCGCTCTTCTAGCCGCGCCATGCGAGTCTGCTGCCGCGTATCTGAGTTAGAGACTGAGAACTGCTGTCTTGGAAGTTGTGCTGGATTGTCCGTCATTTAGACCTCCTGTACCAGTGTAAGGGTTGTTCGTACAAAGCCATTTTGATCGACTTCGACATCTGCGCCGTAAACGCGCACTGTCGAATCAATGCGGAGATTGTTATAGTCCTGCACTCGTGCCGTGACCCAATCGCCAATTACGTAATCCGCGCCGAACTGCGGAGTGCGGCTGCCGTCTTCTACCTGCGGAATAAACGAGAAAACACGCTTGTATCTCTGCCGAACCGATACGTGTGCGTCAACAATCTGCTGCCGAGCAGTGTCGCTTTGCAGATCGGAAGACACTACTTCCTCTCTTGCTCGCTGTCGGGTCGTCCCGGTCGAATCGGCCTTGCTAACGGTTCCAGAGCCGCCGCTTGGAAAGCCGGGCGGTAGTGCGTAGGCCGTGTTAATCAGCCCGTCGCCTGACAAAGTAAAGCGATACTCAGTCACGTTATGCTTACCAGTCCCGTACTCAAAGATGACATTGGAGCGTGTTTGCCCCTTGTACGAGGTAGAAGTAGTCCATGCAGTAGTAGCCGCCGCCCCCACGGTAAATGTGCCGGAGTTGCCGTTGTTCGTTACTGGATCAAGCGGAGTCTGCCAGAAATCGAACCCTCCAGCGGTCAAAGCCGCCTCTTGCACGAACTCCATAAACGGCTTGTAGTACCACGGTCCTCCGGCGAAGATGTCTCCCGAAGTCCACCCGGCTGAACTGCCCGACACGATGCCGGTGTGGGGCGCTGGACCAAAGAACACATTGTCGAGGCCGTAGGAAAACGATTGACTGGTGACATTAGTAGTCACGATAAAGAAAACAGTTGCGTAGGCCGCATCTGAAGGTGCTACACCGCTGTCGTACAGCGTTGCAGTAGTGCCGTTAGTAGTTAGAATTGGCGGCTGTCCAACTGTCGTAGCCTGAACAGCGGATGCTGTGCCATCGCTCTTGTACCACGCAATTTGTACGTATATTCCGTTGTTCGTGCCGGTTACTGCGGTCGTAGTGCGCAGCGTTGTCCTAGCGGTGTACACAGCGCCGGGCACTACTGAAATTCCAGAAGTGCCAGTCGGAGTACGAGCAGAGATTGTGCGCTGAGTTGTAGAACTGTCTTTTGTCCCCGTAAAACGCATAAATCCCGAAGCGCTGTCGGTGTCCCATGAACCAGAAGTCTGTTTTGTCAAAGATGAAGCAGCGCCGGTTCCTGTCCAGAAGGCAGTGCCCAATGCCCAGCCGGTCGGTGTTGCCCCGGCCGCTTGATCGGTGAATGTAGTCTGAATCGTGCTCGGAATAGTCTGTACTGGAGTTTGATTAATGTGATCCAGTTGCGTCATCACTTCCTTTGTCCGATCCACTGTGGACGAAACGCGGTAGCCGAGCGCCCGCTTGCTGTCGGGAATCATTCGCTTACTCAAACGATTCCACATGGTCTCGGTCGCTACAATCGCAAGCGTGGCTGTTTGTCCTTGACTGGTAATCTCCGCCGACACGATCTCACAGACCATCATCAGCGTAGTGTCACGGTACAACTTAATTATCGGAATAGACAAAGCATCATTAGTCAGGCTCACGATGTCATCGGCCAAGCCGTCGGTCAGCGGAAGATTGAAACTAATCGTCTGCGGTTGATTCAACTTGAACGAAAATCGTCGGTCGGTCGCGGCGGCGAGTTCCCCGATGTTTTCGGCTACCCACGGATTTGCGACTGTGTACAACGATGAAGTCGTAGTGCCCGTCTCTTTGGCGAGCACCATGCGCCATGTCTGAGGTCCGCTAGTCATGGACTACATCCAAACGTCGCGCCAAGACACGTCAAACGTAAGGTTAGGCGTTCCTGTCGGGCTTAGTCTCTCAAGATAGATATTTTGCGTGCCCGGCGAAAGTTCGGTCCAAGTAGAGGAAGTGAAATTGACCAAGTTGTAGCGATTCGTCGCGGTCGAGCCGACGTAACTCTGCACTGAGCGCGTTCGGGTGTTGATCAAATAGTAGTCAGGCGAAGCAGTTGCCGGGCTTGGACCCCAAGTAAAACCCAGATTCATTTCTACACTAATAGCACCAGTCGAGCCGCCGACGCGCAAACGAAAGCCCGTCACCGAACTTGAAGCAGTCGTTGGACGAATTACTTTGATGCTTTCAAATGGAGCGTCATACGAGCCTTTGTTCTCCACAGACACGTTTGCGTTGCTGGCTTGACCAGTAAGGCTGTTTAGCGTGGTCGAGTAGATGCGAGGATCGGCTGCGACAAGTGCGACGAAGAAAGACTTAAGCGTTCCGGCTCCGGCGATCCGCGTCGGCTGCTGCTTGCGAACGTAACAGAACTGCTCGATGCTGCCGGAAGGTGTCCACGTCAGCGTGCCATCGCCCTGCAATGAGTTGGTAGCGCGCTGCAACTTGGTCAGACGGCCGTTGCGCTCCGTGTTCGTGCTGCCGAGAATCTGGCCGGACAGCGTGATTGGACGCCGCCCGTGATAGAAGTTGCCGTGAATTGCGCCGTCGGCCTCTGCCAGATCGGAGAAGGCTTCGCGCACTTCGGGGCTGTCAAGGCCGGTGATTGCGTCGTCTCCGGCCAAGCCGCCGACGTAATCGGCACTGGTCGTGTCGTTAAACACAGCCGAGTAGCCGCTGTTGTTGGTCAGCGTGTACTTGACTCCTGTTTCCGGGCCTGTGTTTTGACTTGCCATTAGGCTACGCCCACCTCCCATTCAAGTTGCTTAGACCACGTGTGCGGGTCTGCTGGCGGCTCTTGGTAGTTGTTTGTGACGTTAACAACCTTACCACGCGAGGCCGCTCCGGCGCTGCGTTGCTCGATGCCGCCGGGGGCGATTACGCCGGTTGTCGAGCCGATGCCCGCTGATGCTCTAAACATGTTGCTGCCAAACTGCATACCGAGTCCGTAGTGGCCGCTCAACAGGTTGAGGGCTTCGGTTACGGCCGGTGAAGCGCCAAGTCCCGTGCCGCCAGTCTGCACTTCGTTTAGAAATTCGTCAAGATCAACTTGTGCGTTTCGAATGGCGATGTCCATGTTTTTATGCTCGGCCACGTACTGTCCGCGCTTCTGACGCAACTCCTTCAGTTTTTGCTTCTTCTTTTCTTTGCTGAGATCGCTCTTTCCGACAGCCTTAATAGAATCCGCATACTCTGATTTAAGGTGGCCCAGCAACTTCTTCAAATACACCTGCGCATTAACCACTCTTTCGAGCGGACGCTTTACGTTGGCTTCTCTAAAGGTCAAACCCTTGCCAAGTCGCAAGTCTTCTTCGCGCCGGGCGACAGCAGCAAGATCAGTCTGACGCTGAATCTTAAATTGAGTCTGCCGGTACAGTTTCTCCAGAGCGGGTATATTCTTCTTGCCAAGCGGAACCGGCCGGTTAGGTTTGCCGGACGCGCCAGCCGTCATCCCGCCATTAGCAAAGCCCGGAATCCCCAATGCGGCGCCTGCCTGCATCCAGTACTTAACGTTGTTTTTACGGTAAGCCGGATTGGTTGCGATCACGTACTCCGGGCGATTCTCTTCACCCACAAGAAAGGTCGGACCCGTGAAGCGACCGCCGGAGGTGCGGCTGCCTTCCTGCTTTGCCGTGCCGATGTAGCCGCCTTCGGCGTTCATTGGAATTTTCTTTACATTTACTGTGACCGTGCTAGTAGTCAGTTCCGGCGTGATTCGAATAGTCTTTGTTGGAGCGTCGTCAACCCAGTCTTCGAGTCTGCCCTTGATTTGCTCAAGGTTCGAGATACCCAACTTCACGTCCTTCTTACCGGGTCGGCCGGTCACGTCCTTAAGGGTCTTGTTAAAGTCTCCCGGCAGTGCTTCGAGTTTGACCTTCTTCGGGCTGATGTTCAACTGCTTGGCCTTACGGCGAATGGCCTGCAAGTCGCTGTCAATAGTCTTAGCGTCAACACGAGCCGCCAGTTTGATTGCCTGCTTAGTCTTGCCGCTGCTTGCCATTGCTTGCAGGAGCCTTGTAGTCTGACGCACAGCCTCCGGCTCCATCTTCGAGAACGCGGCGGTCAGATTGGCGCGGGCCTGCTTCGGAAGTTCCGCAAACAATTGACCAACTTGCTGAGTAAGTCTCGGCGGCAGCGCCACTTTGCCGAGGTCTTGGCGAACGACATTGACCTTCGCGCCGAGGCGTTCGAAGCCGGTCACTAGCCAAGTGTCGATTGCGTTTCTCAGTTCGGCCGGAACCTTCAAGCCGCTGAGTGCCTTGTTCATCTTACGAACGCTTGGAACCGCTCCTGAGTTGAGTAGGTTAGTCAGTTCTTGCACCTGCGCAGCCGAGCCGCCGAACCCGGCAGCGCCGCCGCCCTTGCCAAACCCTTGAACCTGACGCAGCCCGGACAGGCTTTGAATTGCTAGATTGCGCGCTTCGCCGCGAGCGCTCTGCAAGTTCGAGATGTAATCAATGAGCGACTGCGCAGCGTCCTTCTGATTGGTCGCTACCTGTCGGCTCTGGCGAGAAATCTCTCCGAGGCTCTGCTCAGGGCGCCTGCCGCCTTCGACAGCAGCGTTGTACGCCTTGACGCTATCTTTGAGTTCTTTGTACGAGGTGCGAGCCTTGTCGATGGCCGGACCGGCGTTTCGTATAGCGCTGTTGGCGGCGATCTGGCGCTGCCTAATGCTTCGGGCCTGCTCTGCGTAAGTTCGTGTGTTTGAAATCAGCCCCAGCAGTTTGTCGCCGTAGAGCACCAGCCCGGTGACAGCGGCCGTGATCGCAAAGCCCCACGGGCCGCCTAGAAACCCTACAAGCCGCGAGCCTGCTCCAAGAAAGCCTGCCGTCGCTCCTCTGGCTGCCACGGTTGCTGCGCCAAAGCGAGTAGTTGAGGCCGCAGCGACAGTTTGCGCAGCGGCGGAGGCCGTCGTGGCTCTGGTCGCGGCTGCTGCTGTCGCGGCTTGTGCGGTCTGAGCGACAGTTACTCCTGTAATCGCAGTGCGCAATGCTCGGTATGCCGTAACCAGTCCGGCGACTCCGGCCACGACTCTCTTTGCAAACAATCCAAGAGTTGCGGCCACTGCCGCGTCCACAACAATGCCAAGTCGAGTAATGACCTCGATTGCGCTCGCTACTCCTGCTACTAGCCGCAGCACGGCCTGCGAGATCGGACGAGTCGCCTCGGTCCATCGAGCAAAGATTTTAATTATAGGCGAGATCGCGTTGTAGAGCAGTTTGAGTTCTGTGATGCTGTCTTTAAAGAACTCCGACAACTCTTGCTGACCTGCGGTGCTCTTCATCCAAGCGTTCCAGCGGTTGATCGTCGCGGCCAACTGAGTTGTGAACTGCTGCCCGGCGGATGCGCCAGCGCTAAAGAACGTGACCAGCAGACGGCCTGTGGCTGTGAGTACACGACCGACGCCCGTAAGTTGCTCCATCATTCCATTGACTTGATTCTGGAAGTTGGTTCGCCCGGTAGCGCCAGCCAGCGTTGCTGACCACTGCCTAAAGTTTTCGGAGATGCGCGGAAGGTGGGAGGACGAGGCAACTGCAAGACGAGCAATCGCGGTAGTTATGCTGCCCATTCCTTGAATGAAGCCGGGCAGAGCGCGAGTGTTGTTGCGCATCAAAGTCTCAATAGTCTGTTGCCCTTCAAGACTGCCAAGCCCTCGAAGCAGTCCTTGAATCTCGTCTGCGACAACTGTGAACGCAGACTGAGTTTCGTTCTTGAACGTCGGCATCAAACGAGTTAGCGTCTGTATCCCGACTCCAGCCGTTTCGAAGAATGGACGCCGCAGCAGATCAGTCAACTGCGCCCACTCGTTGTACAACTTGCCCGACTCGGCAATCAAGTCTTGTGTGTCTTTCGGCAGATTCTTTACAGTGGTGCGGTACTCTTCAAGTTTGTCGCGGGCCTCTTCTGAGTTCTTGCCCGTCTCCAGCACTTGTTCTTGATAGTCGGTCGCAGCCTTTGTAGCCGTGGACAACTCATTGAACAGCGGCTTGACGGCCGCTCCTATGCCAATAAGACTTAATAGGAACCCGCTTCCGGCGGCGGCTGCGAGGCCGAACGCTCCTACTGCCGCCGTGCCAACGGCTCCGACAAGCGCCGAGACGCCGCCAACGACGCCGCTCAAAACTGGCCCAAACACTGCCAGCGCTCCGAGCAACTGACGAACGCTTAGAGAGAAGAATCCCAAGTGCAGCCGGACGTTAGTGAGTCCTTTAATCATGTTGGCAAGCCTCTCGTCGTGCTCGTTGTAGCGCTTGTTAACTCCTTCTACATCTCCGTTCAGTTCGGCAAGCCGGTCGCTCAGAGCGATCACTTCGACACGCATCCGGGCCAACTCACGGCGCTCCTGTTCGGTGTTCTGTGCCAGCAGAGACTTTTCGCGCTTTCCGATCTCAGCGTTTAGTTTTACGATGCGCTCTTCAAGTTTCGCAGTTTCAATCGCTTCTTTGCGCGTCGTTCTAATCTGATTCTCTTGCGCCTTGACCTGATCGTTTGTGGCACGCCGCGCTCGATCCGCTGCATCGCTTGCAGTTCGTTGCAGATACGTCCACTCGCTCATGTACGCGGCGTTGCGGTCAAGAGCCACGCTGAACTTCTCCATCGCCTCTTCGGCACCGCCCGCGCCTTCAACAAACACCTTTAAGTCTTCTGGCAGGCGTCGATACTCTTTAAGCGTTTTGTTAAGTTTTCCGCCCCCGGCCGTCATAGCCGACTTTAGAAGTTTCTGGTACTTGACCAGTTCAGACCGGGCCTTGCGGAGACTTTCTACATTTGTGTCAATCTGGAGATTGACAGTTTCATCGGGGATGCCTTCAAGAACAGCCTTAACCTCAGCCGCGCCAGCATAGACGCCGCTAGTGTCGATGTCAACCAGATATTCAAGAGTTCCGAGGTTTCTAGCCATTGAGCGTCATCCCCTGCTGCCACGCAGCCGTGCCAGAGCCTCGCATATCCTTGTGCGATTGACGGAACTCTTTGCGTTCCTGTTCTTTTTCTTGCTTACGACGTTCTTTGGCCACCTTAGCAACGATAGCCTCTCGCACGACGTAATCTACGACATCATCATCTGAAAACGGCGGCATCGTTCCCCCTGATTGCTCATAGGTTGAGTAAATCCGAAGTGGTAAGGTCGAGGCCACGAACGTTGCGAAAGGAGTCTTGTGTTTCCAGACCTCCCAACTGGTGTCCGATAGCGTCGAGATCGGTTACGCGGCTTGCAAATCCAATCAGCAATTCCAGATCGAGGGCAGGCAGGTCTTCTACGTCGTCCTCAGTAATCTCTGGATTGACGAGCATCTGCGGGATGATGAACTTTGTGAACTCCCAAGTCTGCTCCAGAACTTCTTTGTCAATTTTCTCGGCCGATCCCTGCTCTACGGCAATGTCGATAAGGTGATTCGGAACTTGACCAGACTTGATAAGGCGCGGCAGCGACGGGATCGTGATGTCAACAATAGTGCCGGACGGCAGTGTGACTCCTGTGTGGACGTTCGCCTGCTTCCAAGCGTCCTTGCTTGCGGCCTTAGTCTTCGTTGTGGGGGATGATTCTGTCAATTTGTGTGTCCTCCTTTGGACTGTCAATGTTTTCGTCTGCTGTCTCGTCGAGTGCTTCCAACAAGCGTGCAGACAACTTTCTTAGTACATTAGCGCGCCGCGTGACGCGGTTCGCTTCCTCCCGAACCAGCACTGCCAGTTCGTGAATTTCTTTGTCCATGCGCTACTCCGATCAGGTGGCTTCTTGATTCTTCACTTCGCACGAGATGACGCCGGAGGCGTTGCGCTGTGCGACGGCGCGGACATCCACAGTAATAGGATCGCCGCCCGGATCAGGCTCGACCGGGAACTCCTGATAGGCGATCTGCGGGAAGTCAAACTCGATAGCGTTGTTGGCGCCCTTCGAGAAGACAAAGTTAGCGTCCGTGGTAGCCAGCGTGCTCGACTGAGCGGTGCCGCTGGTGCTGCCGTAGTTGAAGCGGTTGTACTCGTCCAGCGTCTCAAAGATCAGCGTGAAGCCGAGCGAAACCTCGCGCAGCCCCTCAACGACATCGTAAGGCTTGGCATCGTCGGTCTGCTGCATCGACACGTTGTTGGAGATGGTGCACTCGAACGAGCCAACAAGTGCCGTGCTGCCGCTCGCCAAAGTTACAGCGGCCTCGTTGAAGTTGTACACGGCGTCGGAAGCGGTAGTCGCAATCGAAGCGGGCTGAGAGGTCAGACGAACGGCGTTGCGGCCCATAATGTTGAGCGACGCGGTGAGCGGCTGCCCGGCCTCGGCCGAAATCGTGACCTCGGAAACCTTGCAGTCCTCGAAGCGCTCATAAAGCGTGTCGCCAATCTCACGATAGAAGGTGTAGTAAGGAAGCGCACTGGCCGGAGTAATAGTGTGCGTGTAGTTGGTCGTGCCCGTGCTTGAGATGGTGCCCAGTACGGACTCAAGAATGTGATGAATGTTCGAGTCACGCACATACACTTCTGGCGTGCCCTCAACCGAGAAGTTCTGGACGTAAGCAACGCCCTGATCACGGCTGGAATCAGTCTCAGACAGGTTCTCTACCGAACGGACGGGGCCGATGGAGCCGCCGGAGAACGGAAGAACATCCCAAGTGGATGCAGTAGAGTTGGCAGTGCCCTTGCCGGACTGCTTGCCAATACCAAAAAGTGCGTCATTTCCGCGAAGTCCACCCATTTACGAACCTACCTTAACAGCCGGAGAGGCAGACAGGGCTGAAGCGGTCTGCTGAGAAACGGTCTTGCCAGCAGCAGAAATCTCCACACGGCCGTCAGAATCGGCGTCTGCCGGGTCCACGCCTACAACAGAGACGAAAACCGAGCCATCAGCAGCAAAATCAGGGTTGAGAGAGACCTTTACGCCTTCCTTCGACGCGGCCTTCTTGGGCTTATCTTCGGCCTTTACAGCCTTTGCTTCATCGGACATTACCCCTTAGAATATCGTGCGGTGTGCCAGTCTAGCCGGGGAAAGAAGCCAGATTATTGCCGTGGCCCTCGATTTGAGCCTCAAGACGGGACTTGTTTCCAGTCGGATCGTCCGGGTAGTCAATCCGAGTAAGCCGCAGGAACCACATCTCGCCGGTGTTTCCGCTCGATTGCGTCTGAAAGGCGCTGCGCAGACGGTCGCCGTAGTCCTCGATCACGCCGGGATCAACTTGAATGGTCTCGTCCGGCTCGGCATCGTAAGCCATATAAATCTGAAGCACGACAGGCACGACCAACTCGATTACGCGCCCCGGACGCTCGTATTCGGCCTCTGGATAGACCGCCGCGACCGTCTCGCCTTCTTTTCCGGCAGCACGGGTCAATTTGTCGTTCGTCACGATTAGACCTTCGGCTGAGAACTCGTCCTCAACGATGTCGATTACGCGCTGCCGAACTGCTGTTGCTGCTGATGCCATTAGGAGAACATTATAGCGAGAATTTCTCCCGCTTCGTCCGCGATTTCATCGAGCGTGTCTGACATATAATTCTGAGCCGCGTATCCAGGATGCACAAACGGCTCGTGTGCTTCGCCTGGTTCGAAGTCGTATGGGCCGGTAAAGCGGTAGAAACTCTTGCCGCCGCTAGTAGGGAGGTTGAAGTTCATCGGACCTCGACCTTCTTCTTGCCAGCGAGCGTGCGCGGCAGTTGCTGAGATTGTGATCGTGTCGCCATTGACTCTCCCTGTGATCGAGTTGCGCAGCGCGCCAGTGCGCACCGGCGCTTTGGACCGCGCCTTCTGCACCGCTAGTTCGGCAATGGCTTGCAGTCCTGCTCGCAGGCGTCCTTCCAACTCAATGCCTGCCTCGGCCAACGCAGCAGGATCGTCTTCGGCTTTCAGGAAGATTTCGGCCTGAGCTGCCGAGGCAAACCGACCGCCTACAGACTTGCCATTTATGACCGTTCCGGCGGGGAACTGGAACGGGCGGCGACTAGGGCCACGAGCTGAGCGGCGCGATCCGCCCTTAATGAGAGCCATTAGAGCACCAAACGGCG